TGCTCCCGCGGTTACTGCTGCAACTGGAGCGACAACCGGAACAGAAGGAACCCAGACAGTCAATCTTCAGGCAAAGCGTATTGCTGACGTAAACAGCCTGTATCAGACGATTCTTGGACGAGTTCCTGATGCTGCTGGACTTGCGTTCTACAGCAATCCTGATTTCACGCTTGATCAGATTGAGGCCGATCTCCGCAACTCTGCTGAGGCGAAAAATCGCGTCAATGTCACAGGATCAACCGCAACAACTGGCGGGACTAGTGGCGTAACCAGCGCCGTCACCGGAGCGACAACCGCAGGAACTGGGGCAACTCAAACTGTACCCGTTGAGGATCGAACAGTTCCCAAAGAAACATCGTCAGTGCTGACCCCGGTTTCTACAGGTGTAGTGACGACTCCTCGAGGCGAAGTTCCTGTCACCACCTACAACGTCCCAACGACTCAGACAACGATCACAAATAACCCATCGATTTCTCTGTTGGATCAGGCAACGATAGCTGCATTGCTTGCTGGTGTTGGAGGACTTCTCAACCAAGATGGAGAAACAACCCCAACGGTCTCGCAGGATTACATCAACAGCATCATCAACGCTCCAAGGCCGACTTATGGCACGGCACCGTTTGTTCCGGGTGTGATGCCTGGAGTCATTCCTGGAGTCATGCCTGGTACGCCATCCAACGTCTACGCCCCGTTTGGTGGCTCGATGGGATATGGCGCAGGACGATTCGGAGCAACGGTTCAGCCGTTCGCACTTCCTGGTGGACTTCTCGGAACGATGGGTCGGCCTGCAACTCCTAGCGGAACGTCACTTCTGTGAATAAGTCAGAACGCGCTCGGACACTGATCGGTGATGAATGGTTCACTGGGGAAATAGACTGGATTCGATCAAGTCTTATCAGTGTTATCACCAACTCAGACGAGACAGATATTGACATTCGAGAGAGAGCCTATTTGAAACTTCGCTTACTTGATGAAATAATGGGGCACTTTTCCTCAATAGCTTCTGAAGATCAATTGATCAAGAAGCGGTGGAAAATCCTCTGATGCGAGTCTGACGCTTTCAGACAGAACTGAGGAACGAAATGGCTGAGAACATGGCCCCGGAATCCGGGAATGTCTCAATGACGGTGAATGAAGCCGCAGGTGCGTTTTTGGGACTGATGGAGCCAACGGAAGCTGAACAAGCCGCCCCGGAAGCTCAAGACGAACCAGAACAAATCGAGGCGTCTGAACCTGAAGAAGTCGAGACCGAAGAAGCGCAGGAAGAAACCGCCCCGCAGCGATTCCGAGTGAAAGCCGCTGGTGAGGAACGGGAAGTCACCTTCGAGGAATTGGTTGATGGCTATCAGAAGGGGCTGGACTACACCAAGAAATCACAGACTCTTGCCGAGCAGCGTAAAGCTGTCGAAGCGGAGAGGCTGGCCGTAGATCAGGCCAAGCAAGCGCGGGATGCCTACGCGCAACGGCTGAATCTGATTGAAGAGTTCATCAGTAAACAAGACACCGGGGAAAACCTCGAGGCGCTAAAAGAGGTTGACCCCATTGGTTACGCCGTCAAGGTAGCCGAGCGCACAGAGCGCGAGAAGCAGCTTGCGATGGTTCAGGCCGAGAAGCAGCGGATTGCTCAACAGCAAAACGCCGAGCGACAAGCCGAACTAGCCCAAGCCGTTCAGCGTGAAGCGCAGCGACTTGCGGAGGTGATTCCCGATTTCGGACACCCTGAAAAGAGTACCGAGGTCAAGAAGATGGTTCGGGAGTTTGCCAAGTCCATCGGTTTTTCCGATCAGGAGTTGTCAAACGCTTACGATTCCCGAGCCGTTCAGGTTCTGTATATGGCCGCGCAATACGCGAAGTTGCAGAATCAGAAGCCTCAAGTGACCAAGAAAGTAAGCGAAGCGCCGAAAATGCTTCGTCCAGGCACGGCGGCAACCCAAAAGGTTGCAGCAGACGAGAATATCAAAAACGCCCATTCGCGGCTGAGGAAGTCTGGAAAAGTCTCCGACGCTGCTGCACTTTTTGAACGTCTACTCTAAGGAAAGATCATGACCCAATTCCGTACCTATGCCGCCGTTGGTCTGCGCGAAGACCTGAGCGACATCATCTATAACATCTCCCCCACCGATACGCCTTTCATGTCCTCTGTGGGCAAGACCAAGGCGACTGCCGTCTATCACGAGTGGCAGACTGACTCGCTGGCCGCTGCTGCTGCAAACGCCGCCGTTGAAGGTGCTGATGCGTCCACCGCGACTCTCAGCCCGACGACTCGCGTTGGCAACCGCACCCAGATCAGCCAGAAGACTGTCGGCGTGACCGGCACCCTGCAGGCTGTTGACAAGGCAGGCCGCAAGTCGGAACTGGCCTATCAACTGTCGAAGGCTTCGAGCGAGATCAAGCGCGACATGGAGTTCACCTTCCTGAACAACACCGTTCAGAGCAACGGCTCGGCTGGTTCGACTGCCCGTGTTCTGGGTGGTCTTCAGACCTGGTTGGCAACGAACGGCGACTTCGGTTCGGGTGGCTCTGCTGGTGCTTCGGGCACGACTGCTCGTACCAACGGCACGAACCGCACCTTCACGGAAGACATCCTGAAGACGGTTGTGAAGGAAGTGTTCGAGTCCGGCGGTTCCCCGAAGGTGCTGATGGTCACGCCCGCTCACAAGCAGACCGTCTCCGCTTTTGCCGGTATCGCTGCACAGCGCTATATGGCTCCGTCGGATGCCCCGACGACCATCATTGGCGCTGCCGACATCTACCTTAATGCTGGGGTCACCGTTCACTAAAGTGACGGAAGTAAACTAGGTGAATTCGGTGAAACTCTCAATCAGCCAACCGACTGGTGGAGACAATACCGAGCCAAGCCCGGAAACGGGAAGGTGTAACGACTAGAGGGAAACCTCGTAGAGCCAAGCGGCTCGAAGTGCCTAGCCCCTAACAGGTAAAGCTGAGGGTGAAGAGATAGTCTGATCTGTATGGCGACATACAGCAGCCAGAGATGGCGGGTAGGAAGTAGCGAATCCTACTGAACATTTTGGAGCGATTTCGGTTCGATGAGCGTTGTGCCCAACCGCTTCATGCTGTCGGGCAACTCCGCAAACGAAGTGGCCTTCGTGCTTGACCCCGAGTACGCTGCTGTGGCGTATCTGCGTCCCTTCCAGACCATTGAACTGGCGAAGAACGGTGACGCTGACCGCACCCAGTTGCTGGTGGAATACACGCTAGAGGTGAAAAATGAAAGTGCACACGGCATCTGCGCCGACCTTTCTTAAGCCGAGTTATCGGTGACAACCAAGGGGGCCGGGGAAACTCAGCCCCCTTTTTCACATGAACATCAACGACATTGCCAAGAACACCAAGGTAGTCCAACGCAGGGCGCATTCCACTGATGATGGTGGAATCGTTATCGAGAGTGCTCAGGATGTGGGTGGAATCATTGAGTCCAACCGCAAGCAGTTCAACGCATTCGATGAACGCGCTCGGTGGAGTGATCACCTTTTGGGTAATAAGGTCGCTTCAGTGCCGATGGCGGTGATTGACGAACTCAACAGGCTTGGCATCATGCGTGGATTCCATGTGGTTGATCAGTCTCGATTCCGTGACTTTTTGAACCATCCTGACAATCGCGCCTGGCGCACCCGTCCGGGGAGGATTTGATGGCCATCGCTACCTACTCAGACCTCAAGACCGCTGTTGCCGACTATCTGGCGCGGTCTGATCTGACCACCAAGATTCCTGACTTCATCACATTCGCAGAGAACCGTCTTCGTCGGGATTTGCGGATTCGTCAGATGCTCAAGCTGGTCAATGGCGTCACCACGGCTGGTGATGCAACATTTTCAATACCAGCCGACTTCCTGGAGATGCGTGATATTCATCTGAACACGACTCCGAATCGGACTCTGGAGTACCTTGCTCCGAACATCTTTTACCGCAACGCAGACGCGACGACGACTGGAGTTCCAAGCAAGTACACGCTTCTTGCAGGCGATTTCCAGTTCGCCAAAATTCCTGACGACGCCTACAACCTTCGGATGCTGTACTACGCAGCGCCCACTTATCTGAGCGATTCCAACACGTCAAACGTATTCCTGGCCAACTGCTCAGATGCATTGCTCTACGCCTCTCTTGGAGAGGCAGAGCCGTACATCATGAATGATGAGCGACTGGCGACTTGGGCGGCTCTCTATCAGAGGGCAATCGACTCTATCAATACCTCAGATGATCGGGGAGAATACGCTGGTGTTCCCCTGACGATGACACTTGCACGGAGATAACAATGTCCGAATTCAGCAACTATCTTGAGAATGCGCTTGTCAACGCAGTTCTCCGAGCCACTTCCTACACCAGTCCGACGACGGTCTATGTGGCGCTCTACACCACAGACCCGACTGATGCAGACACCGGAACCGAGGTAAGTGGAAACGCTTATGCTCGTCAATCGGTGACGTTCTCTGCCCCGTCAAACGGCGCGACCTCGAACTCGGCTGCGGTGGAGTTTCCACAAGCCACGGGTTCGTGGGGAACGGTGGCCTATATCGGTCTTCGGGATGCGTCTACTGGTGGGAATCTGCTGTTCCACACGCCGCTAGATGCTTCTAAAACCATCGCCACGGGTGATGTGTTCCGCATCGCTGCTGGGTCGCTGACAGTCACGTTGACGTAATGGCCGATCTGCTCCCGCCGTGGACAATAGACTCCCTTGATAACCTCAAGGCGAGTCTAGATGATCTGACGCTGACGCTTGATTCTCCGCTTTACGAGACAAGCGTTACACGGTGGGATGCATACGGATCAGTCTCTGCAAGTGCGAGTGTCACAGCAGACGGGACAAGGGTTCAGTTTGCTGCGGCATCCATAACCGCCAGTGCATCGGCAACGGCAGACGGCACTCGAGTCCAATTCGGATCGGGTGCGATAGACGCATCGGCGGCGGTCACCGCAAGTGCCCAAATCGTCAAGGACGCATCAGCGCAGATCACCGCATCTGCGACTGTCACGGCTCTTGGTGGGCTGGTTATCGATGGAGTTGCCCAGGTTTCGGGATCAGCTTCTGTTACTTGTTCTGCATCTCCGATATTTGCTGGTGTTGCTGCGATTGATGCGTCAGCGAGTGTCTCGGCGTCTGGCCAGATCGTTCTTGGTGGGTCTGCTGCGATCACGGCAAGTGCTGCGGTTAGTGCGGCAGGAATCATCGTCAAGGACGCATCGGCACAGATTTCCGGTGTCGCAACAGTCACTGCCAACGGTGGACTTGTCGCAAGCGCTCAAGCGCAAGTGACCGCATCTGCTGAGGTGTCTTGTTATGCGAATGCAACCTTCTCTGCTTTTGCGTCTGTTTCAGGAGTGGCGACTGTCACTTGTGACGGATCGAAGCAAGGCCAAGAGTGGAGTGATGTGGTGGTTCCCGTTGATACGTGGACGGTTGTCACCGACGTTGAGACATCCTGGACGGTTGTGGCCAACGACGAGACCGCATGGACTGATGTAACAGACACCGCCACGAGTTGGACTCCTGTGGCCGCTGGTGGTGGAACATGGTCGAGGGTTTGATATGCCTGAACAAAGAATTCAATTCGGAGAATGGCTCCCCGATCAACCGGGATTGAGTGGCGCTCTCCAGGCCGCATACAACGTCTATCCGCAGCAAGTTGGATATGGGCCTATCCCTTCTCTTGCTGATTACTCAAACTCAGCCTCTGAGAACCTGACTCGTGTCTATTCGGGCAAGATCAGCAGCGCATCAACGATGTTCGCTGGTGGTGCGTCAAAGTTGTTTAAGTTTGACTCGACAAACCGCAATCTGAATGATGTGTCCAAAGTCGGTGGATACACAAGTGGAGCGTGGAGTTTTGCTCAGTTCGGTGATGTGATCCTCGCCGCGAACGGCGCAGAGAAGATTCAAGCCTGGACGCTTGGAACCTCGACTGCTTTTGCTGATGTTGCTGCTGCGGCCCCAGTTGCAAAGTATGTGACCGTCGTCCGTGACTTTGTTGTCGGGGCGAACGTAACTTCTTACCCGAACCGTGTTCAATGGTCTGACATCAACAATGAGACCAATTGGACTTCTGGCGTAACGTCCCAAGCAGACTATCAGGACATTCCTGATGGCGGTGACATTCAAGGAATCACTGGTGGAGAGTTCGGTCTTGTCCTTCTAGAGAAGGCAATCGCTCGGATGAGCTACATCGGCTCTCCATTGTTTTTCCAGTTTGACACCATCTCGCGTGAGATTGGATGTTACGAGCCTGGTTCGGTCTGTCAGTACGGGAACATTACGTTCTTCCTGTCTGATGACGGGTTCTATATGTGTGACGGTCAAAGAGTCACACCCATCGGGGCTGAGAAGGTTGATCGATGGTTCTGGGACGATCTGTCGCCTGCGTACACGAAATTCAGCGCAGCGGTTGACCCCGTCAAAAAGGTGGTGATCTGGTGCTATCAGAACACCAATGCGGGTTATTCGCTCTTGGTCTACAACTGGCAATTGAATCGCTGGTCTTACGGTGCTACGGCTGCTTCGTACATCTCATCGGCAGCAACGGCTGCGGTGACGCTTGAGGGCCTTGATCTGTACTCTGCGTCTATCGATGCGCTTACCGTGTCCCTTGATGCTCGGCAATGGTTGGGTGGAAAGCTCGTGTTCGCGGGTGTGAGGGATGCCAAGATCGTGACCTTTGAGGGAACTCCCATGTCTGCATTCATTGAGACTGGAGACCTGACCTCAAGTGCAAGCCTGATCACATTGGCTCGGCCTCAAATCGACAACGGATCGGCTACTGTGGCGGTTGCATCGCGGGAGATGTTGGACGACACGATCTCGTACTCAACTGCGGTGGCCGCGAGTGATGAAAACCGCGTCGCTCTGAGAAGCTCTGGCAAGTACCATCGGATCAAGGTAGTCCCAACGGGGAACTGGACGACGATGGCAGCGGTTGATGTGAACATCGTTCCTAGGGGCCGTCGATGATGTTCCGTGTTCTTCCTCCATTCGGTGCCGATCCTCGCGGCATTTCGGAGGTAGTGAATGGTCTGATGAATGGCAAGTCCAACAACACCGGGACTATCACTCTAGCCACGGGTGGCGCACTCACTACGACTCTCTACGACGAGAGAATCAGTCCTGACACGAAGATCATTCTGATCCCGTTCTCTGCTGCGGCTTATGCCGATCAGATTCCGTTCGGAGGATTCCAGGACACCACCGATCAGACGGCTGCATCGACGACAACCGCTTACGCGATCACCTACAACACCACGGATTTCTCCAATGGTGTGACGCTTTCGAATAGTTCCCGGATCAATTTCAAAAACGCCGGGACTTACAACATCCAGTTCTCAATCCAGTTTCAGAACACCGACACGCAGATTCACGACGTGGATGTTTGGTTCAGGAAGAACGGATCAGACATTGCTGGAAGTAACAGTCAGTTCTCCATCCCGAACTCTCATGGAGGGACGCCTGGACATCTGATCGCGGCGCTGAACTTCTTTGTCTCTGTGGCGGCGAATGACTACATCGAATTGATGTGGGCTACCACTAACACAGCGGTGACGATTGAGCAAATTCCTGCACAGACAAGCCCAACCAGGCCAGCGACTCCAAGTGTGATCGTCACGGTTTCATGTGTCTCAATGGCGAGCATCGCAAATGTGTACGTTTCATCGCAGACTCAGGGATCGGCAACTATCAGCCATTTCGCTAATTCCACCGCCGATAAGACCTTTGCTTATGTGCTGGTGGGATGATGGAAGTCCGATTGATTTCCCCGAACGATCTGCGACAATGGTGGCGATTCGTCAGACCGGGACTCGAGCAGATTCTGCACAAGACACCGGAGGGATGGATTCCCGAGGATGTGTACGCTGATTGTCTTGCCGGGAAGTCCATGCTCTGGGTCGGTCTGTCTGACGCAAGGCCAGTCGGGTTCATGGTTCTCCAGCCCCGAGACGACGCACTCCATGTGTGGTGCGCGTACCTTTCCGAAGTCGGACACTTCGACGCAGGCTGGCAGCATCTTATGAACATTGCTCAACGTGGTGCAAGGCGCATCACATTTGAATCTTGGCGTCCTGGTTGGGCACGAAAAGCCAAGCAACTAGGATTTAAGCCCCGTTCGTGGGCATTGGAGGTCTAAATGGGTGGTTCTACTCGCACGCAAACGACGACGAACGAACTCGATCCCGCAGTCCGTCCGTATGTTCAATATGGACTGGGTGAGGCTCAGAGGCTCTACACCACTGAAACCCCTGAGTATTACCCCGGACAGACCTATGTCGGGCCGTCCGCACAGACTCAGCAGGCTCTAGGAGCGCTTCAACAACGAGCAGTGATGGGTTCTCCTCTTCTGCCAGGCGCTCAACAGCAGGCTCTGAACACGATTCAAGGCCAATATCTAGGTGGAAACCCTTTCTTTCAGGGTGCATTCCAACCTGCTGCTCAGGCCGCACAGCAATCTTTTTATGACGCGATGCAGGGCATTTCTTCCCAAGCATCTCGCGCAGGACGGTACGGCTCAGGAGCGATGGGTCAGCTTCAGGATCGGGCAACTGGTCAATTGGCTCAGACGCTTGCGAACACCGCAGGACAGTTGGCGTATCAGAACTACGAAGCTGAACGTGCTCGACAGCAGGCCATGATCGGTGGTGCGCCAGCATTGGCGGCTGCGGACTACGGTGATATTCAGCAATTGATGGGTGCAGGCCAGACCGCAGAAGGCTATCAACAAGCCGCGCTTCAGGCTGATATCAACCGATTCAACTTCCTCCAGGGTCTGCCACAGGCTCAACTCCAGAACTATCTGGCGGCGGTTCAGGGTTCTCCACGGGGATCGGTGCAGACGACTCCTGTTTACTACAACCGAGCTTCTGGGGCATTGGGTGGCGCACTAGCCGGGGGACAGATGTTTGGCCCAGTTGGTGCAGCTGGTGGTGCTTTGCTTGGACTTTTGGGTGGGTGATATGAATGAACTCTTTGCTCAACTTTTTGGTCAGCAGCCGGGATACGCTACTGCTTTATTGGGAGAAGATGAAGCGGCTCGTCTTCAAAGGCAAGCCCAACAGCAAGGACTCCTGAATGTAGGGCTTTCCCTACTCGCAGGGTCTGGCCCCAGCCCTCAGCGCAGGGGAATTGGTCAGCTACTCGCTCAAGGCGTGGCGGCAGGCCAGCAAGCCTACCAAGGCGCATACGACAAGGCTGTCCGTGATCGGATGCTTCAAGAGCAGATCATGGAGCGCCAACAGGCTCGTCTTGAGCAGCAGATGGCCCAGCAGATTCTTCCTCAGATTTATCGTCCTGGCGCTGCTATGCCGACCTTCTATGGTCAGCAAACGCAAATGCCGCTTCGTGATGATGAAGGCAATTTGATGCCCGGCGCTGGTATGACGATTGGGCAACCTCAGATTGACATGGCTGCGCTTCAGCAGCTTCTTGCTCGTGCGCCTGGTGTGGCGATGAAGGTGATCCCGGCGATTGAAAATATCCGTAAGTTGACCGCTCCCGAGCGCATCAAGTTGGGTGCTGAGGAATCTTTGACAGAGATCACTCCTGAAGGTGAAGCTCGTTTGGTAGCCCGAGGCGTTGGCAAACCAAAAGAACAGAAATTCACAGACATTGATGCAGGAAACGTCATCATCCGTTATCAAGACGGTGTAGAGATTGGTCGCATTCCAAAGGGTCTCGCACCAGAACGCCCAGTCTCTCTTCAGCCTATTGAGACTGAGGGTGGTTACATTGTTTTTAATCCTCGTACTGGGAAGATGGAGCCTCTCATGCAGGACGGTCAGCCTGTTATGGGTAAGGGCATAAAACCAACGACAGATGAAACAAATGCAGCCGGGTTTGCTTCTCGCATGGTTTTGGCATCAAGCGTACTTTCTAAAACAAGTGGATCAGAGCGTCCTGGATATGTTGAATCAATCACAAAAGCCATTCCGCTGATTGGAGACAAAATTCCAGCCGTTATTCCTGACAAAGTTGGTGGCTTGTCTCCTGACCGTCAAAGATACTTGCAAGCAGCAAACAACTGGATTCGTGCAAACCTTCGCAAAGAATCGGGAGCTGCGATTGGTGTTGATGAGTGGGCTGAAGAGTACAAAAACTACTTCCCACAAGTTGGCGATAGTGAGGACACTATTCGTCAAAAAGAGCAGTTCCGAAGAGTTGTCACTAACAACATGATTCGCGCTGGTGGCAAGTCATTCAAGATACCCGATCAATTAGGCGACGAAGAAGACTTGTACAAGAAGTACGGTTTGACAAAGCGTTAAGGAGCAAATATGTCTCAGAACGTCGAACGTGTTAGCGGCAATCTTCGCAAGATGATTGAGGCCGGTGCTCCTGAAGATGACATCACCAACTATCTAAGGCAAGAAGGATTCAACAGAGATACATTCGTTCGTGCTGTTGATCTGTCAAAGAAAGCAGGTGGAAGAACGGCAGAGTTTGGGTTTGGTCGCGCACTTGCTCAAGGTCTTACCTTCGGGGCCGCTGATGAGCTTGAAGCTCGGGCTAGAGCATTGGCTGGGCAGGGGACTTACGAAGAGAACCTTGCCGCTCTGAATATCGCAAAACAAAAGTACGAGCAAGAGTCCCCTGTCGCGTCAACGGTTGGTCAGTTGGTTGGTGGTCTTCCGTATGCTTTTGTTCCTTTCTTGGGGCAGGCTCGACTAGCTCAAATGGCTACCCAGGCCGGACGTGCTGGTAGGGCTGCATCAACAATTGCCCCGTCTGTCGTTGCAGGAACCACTACTGGTGCTTTGACTGCTGCTGGAGAAGCTGATCCGGGTCAGCGATTGGCTGCTGCGACTGGTGGTGCAACGACTGGCGGCATTGTTGGTGCTGTTGCGCCTGGAGCCACAAAGGTCGCGGGTGCTATTGGCGGGAAGGTTGTTGATGTAACGAGTGGAATCCCTGGCGTACAGCGAGCAGGGCAAGCAATTGGAGCGGCTACTGGACAAACAATTGATGCTGCTAAACGAGCGCAGGAAAAGCTGTTAGAGGCGATCTATCGAGACCAAGGCACTCCAGGATCGCTTGCGATGGATATTTTCCGTTCACGCGCCAGCGGCAAACCTCTTGGGATCGTTGATGTTGGCGGCGAGAATGTTCGCTCTCTAGGCGACATTGTGCAGAAGTATCCTGGAACAACTCGACAGGCTGCTCGATTGGCGCTTGAGGAGCGTGGTGCGGAACAGGCACAGCGCATCAAGGGAGACATCAATCGTTATCTCGCAGAGTTCCAAGACCCGTTTGAATTCTCCGCTCAAATCGCCACTAGGCAAAAAGAAACATCTGCGCCTTTGTATCGCGCCGCCTATGACTATGGGGTGGTAGATGATCCTCGCATAGCGGGTTTCTTGAAGTTGCCTCAATTTAAGAAGGCATCCAAAGAAGCAAAGGACTTGCTTGAGGCTGAAGGACGTGAGATGGACTTGACTCGCCCAACGGTTGAGGTTCTTGACCAGATAAAGCGCGGCCTTGATGTCCTGATTGAGAAGGAAACTGATGCTGTAACGGGTAAGGTGACGCAATTAGGCAAGGTCTACCGTGACAAGAAGAACGAGTTTCTTCGCACGATTGATGATGCTGTCCCTGAATATGGTCAGGCTCGAAAAGCATTTGCTGGTGATGCTGAGATCATTGACGCAACCCGGAGAGGCCAGGACTTTATGAAGTTGAGTCCTGATGCAGCAAAGAGGGAATTCAACAAGCTCAATCCTTCGGAGGCAGAGGCTTATCGGATTGGGGCGATTGACGCTCTCAGGCAAAAGATTGACACCGCTAAAGACTCTGCTGATATGCGTAAGCGTATTTTCGGATCGCAAGCGGAGCGTGATCGTATTAAAGTTCTGTTCCCAGATGAGGACTCATTCCGAGCGTTTGAGCGCAACATGAGCCTAGAGGCTTCTATGCGCTCAACTCAAGAGAAGATTCTTGGAAACTCTGCAACGATGCAGCGTCAACTTGCCGCACAAGGACTAGAAGAGTCTCCGACATTCATTGGTCAGATGATTGAGCAAGGCCCTATCAAGGGAACTCTCGGATACCTACGCGCACAAGGTCAAGGGGTTGCTGGTCAAACTGCCGAAGAACTAGGAAAGTTGCTATTCAAGTTGGGCGATCCTCGGGCAAATGTTCAGGCTCTTCGTCAACTGAGTGCTTATGAGCGATATTTGTTGGATGAAGCCGCAAAGAGGGCTGCTGGAACTGCCGGGGCCGTGTCTCTTGTTCCCGGACTGATTGAATAAGGAATAAATCATGGCAAAGACAAAGATTTCAGAGTTCTCGGCTACGCCGGGGAACAATACTGACATTGATGGAATTAACCTGGCCGAGGGCTGCGCCCCATCTGGCATCAATGATGCCATCCGTGAACTCATGGCCCAGCTCAAGGACTTCCAGGCTGGTACTGCTGGTGACTCATTCAACGGCCCAGTGGGAACGACTACGGCTGCTGCTGGTGCGTTCACCACTCTGAGTGCGTCTTCTACTGTCTCAGGGGCTGGTTTCTCGACATACCTCGCGTCTCCTCCTGCGATTGGCGGGACGACTGCTGCTGCGGGATCGTTCACCACCCTCACCACCTCCTCCACCGTTACGCTCTCCGGAGGCACCGCCAACGGCGTGGCGTACCTCAACGGCAGCAAGGTGCTGACCACGGGGAGTGCGCTGACGTTTGATGGGACGAACTTTGGTATTGGCACCAACACTCTCACATATACGCTTAACGTCGCCGCGCCTTCGGCAAGAAGCACGTTTACTTCTACTGCCGGAACCAGTTCTGTTTGGCAGAACCATGTAAATACTGGCGGTAATTTCTATATCGGCATTGAGAACTCTGCCGGTACTACTTTCGGCACCACTGCTTACGCAAGTGTTCTTTGGAGCACCGGCGCAACACCATTTGTGTTTGCAACTTCCGGTTCCGAACAAATGCGCCTCACCTCCACCGGGTTGGGCATTGGGACGAGTTCGCCTGCGTATAAGTTAGATGTTCTGTCAACCGCATTCACCATTGGACGATTTAGCCGTTCTGGTGCTGGCGGTTCTGCCGCGATTGACCTTGTTGAAGGTAGCGGCGGGTATGTTCGTCTTGCTTGTGATGGTGGCACAAACAACTTTAGCATCCGACCCGCAGGCACTACTACAGCCACTTTCGACTCCTCCGGCAACCTCGGCCTCGGGGTGACGCCGAGTGCGTGGTGGTCAAGCACTAAAGCAATGCAAATCGGTGCTGGCGGTGTAATTGCCGGAAGAACAGATACAGCCGCAAGAAATTATTTTGCATCTAATGCTTATTTAAACGCAACTCCAGCGTGGACGTACATAGCCACAAATTACGCAACACGATACGAACAAAACGACGGACAGCATCAGTGGTACACCGCCCCCTCAGGCACCGCAGGAAACGCCATCTCCTTTACCCAAGCCATGACCTTGGATGCGACGGGTCGATTGCTCGTCGGGGTGACTTCTGGAAGTTATGCCCTTGATGTCGGTGATGTGTCCGGTGGAAATATGTTCCGGTTCACTCGCTCTGGTGTTGAGGTAAGTTCGTTCATCAGCGCAGGTCTGCCTTATTTTGGAACGACCTCCAATACCGACCTTGTGCTGATGACCAACAGTACAGGCCGCGCCCGGATTACCTCGGGTGGGTATTTCAAGGCGAGTAATAACGGAACGTATTTAGGCAGCACTGGAACGTATCATGAACTGACGGCTTCTGGAGCAGACGCAGATTACATCGTCAACATAACAACCCCAGTAGCAACCGCAGCAAATTGTTATGGTGCAAGAGTTTATTACTCTGGTGCTGCTCCAAACGGCACTGGAAACGTATTTTTATCATGCCAAGATAACGCAGCAACAAGGGCGACCATTCGTTCCAACGGCGGAATCGCCAACTACCAAGCCAACAACGTAGACCTATCGGATGCACGTACAAAGAAGGAAATCAATCCCGCTGCGTCAATGTGGAGCAAGATTGGCGCATTGGAAATTGTCACCTACAAGTACAACGACCAGACGCACGACGATGTAAACCTCGGTGTTATCGCGCAGCAGGTGGAAACTGTTGAGCCGGTGTGGGTGGATGCGGATGGGTTTGGTGAAACGCCGGAAGATGGCATACCGTTTAAAACGGTCTATACCAAGGACATTTATTTCGCTGCCATCAAAGCCCTGCAAGAAGCAATGAAGCGCATCGAAGAACTGGAACGCCGCCTCGCAGCCGCAGGCATTTAACCGAAAGGAACCATCATGGAAATCATCATCAACCAAATGGATCGCGTAGCCGCAGACGGTTTCGTCACGGTAGTCCACTGGACAGTAACCAAGACTCAAGGCGAGTTCACTGCATCGCAGTACGGCACTGAGTCCTTCACCGAAGAAGGCACTTTCAAGCCATTCAATCAACTCACCGAGAATGAAGTCAAAGGCTGGCTCAATGCTCGCTGGGGTGCTGAAGGTGTGGCTGCTAAGGAAGCTGCTCTGGATGCTCAGTTGGCTGCAATGGCCAATCCTCCTGTTCTTCATGGACTGCCCTGGGCGGCATAACACGGGCAACCCGCTGGCCCTTGACAGCGGTATCAGGAGAAAACAATGGGCAACAACAAAACCCCCACTGTGACGATTGACGGACAGGAATACGATCTGGATACTTTCTCTCAAGAGCAGAAGATGCTTTTGGAGCATTGTGTGGATTTGGATCGCAAGTTGGCCTCGTGCCAATTCCAACTGGATCAACTGAGGGTCGGGAAGGAGGCTTTCCTTTCCATGCTTAAAAACTCGCTGAGGAAAGATGATGGTGACCGAGGTGGAAGCACGTCTAGCGACACATGAGCAAGTCTGTGCGGAGCGCTATAGCGGCATCAATGCCCGTCTGAAGCGCTTAGAGACGATCCTGATCGGTAGTGCAGGGGCGATCATCCTTCTCCTGCTCAATCTAGTGATCAAACTGTAATGGATCCGTTGACCGCAATGGCGGCGGTTTCTACCGCTGTCAATCTGATCAAGAAAGCCTCGAAGACTGTCGATGATGTGCGGTCTTTGGGGCCTTTGCTTGGTAAGTATTTCGACGCAAAGCACGAAGCGACGAAGGCGGTCAAACAAGCGAAGAAGAAGGGCGGCTCCAACATGGGGGCTGCAATCCAGATTGAACTGGAGTTGATGCAACAAAAGCAGTTCGAGGAAGAACTGAAGATGTTGTTCTTCCAGACTGGCAATGCCGACGTATGGCAGGACATTCAGACCCGTGTTGCCATGATGAACCGGGATGATGCTCACGAGGCCAGGCGAGAGAAAGAAGCCGCTGAGAGGCGCAGAAAAGAGACCGCGGCGATGATTGAGGCAATGATTGGCGCAATGCTGATTGTGGGTGCTTTAGGAGGTCTTGGTGCGGCTGCGTATGTTGGTTGGGATCACTGCAAGGTGACGAAATCATGCGGATTCTGATTCTTCTCGTGTTCCTCGCTGGATGCCAGGAGCGCTTCCGGTATCCGTGCCAAGACCCTGCGAACTGGAACGATCCGTCCTGTCAGCGGCCTGGTTGTGCCGTGAATGGAGTGTGTCCTGATCAACTCAATCGTCCCACAGACATGAAGATGGAGAACGAGAAGTGAAGTACACACCTGAGCAACTTGACTCGATGCTGCGGTTCTTTATCGGGATCGTATTTGCGATGACAGTAATGGGCATGGTCTTCCTTGCTCTGTACTCTCTTGTGTTCATCACTCAGCCCATGAGTGGAATCGCTCCTGCTGACAAACAGTTCTTCTTTCTTCTCTCTGATATGAGCAAGTACATCCTGGGAAGTCTCGCCACTCTCCTGGCCATCAAAGGAAAAGATGTGCTGAATGACAAGCTGGCCGAAGAGAAGAAGCCTGACGTTCCTGAGTCAAAGGAAAACTAATGCTGCCTATCATCGCTTCCATCGTCTCAGGACTGATCTCCAACGGTCTCCCAAAGGTTGCTGATGCGGTCATGGAGAAGGGCGTGGATTACGTCCAGCAGAAGCTCGGCGTTGAGCTAAAGCCTGAAGGCCAGATGGATGCGAACGATGTGGCCAAGCTCAAGGAAGCCGCCATGAAGCATGAGGAGTTCATGGCTGAGATTGACCTGAAGAATATGCAGGGCGCTCGTGAGATGCAACTCAAGGCGATGGACTCTGATGACCCATTGGTGCGCCGCTATGTTTATTTCTTCATTACTTTTTGGTCTCTTTTGTCAGCAACCTATATCGGGTTCATCACGTTCGGTGAGATTCCTGAAGCAAACATCCGATTCGCTGACACGATCCTTGGATTCGTTTTGGGAACGATGGTGGCCTCGATGTTCCAGTTCCTGCTTGGGTCGAGCCTTGGATCGCGTAACAAGGACAAGAAGTGATTGAGAAGCTCAAGGCCGCTGGAGTGAAGAACCCAGAAAGCTGGGTCTCTCACGTTGAAAGCGCTTTGGCCCGATATGGCATCTCATCTGAAAAGCAGATCGCGGCCTGGATTGCTCAGACTGCCCATGAGTCAGGTGGATACACACTCCTTCAGGAGAATCTGAACTATTCAGCAGATGGATTGTGTGCGATCTGGCCCAACCGATTCGCCATCCTGGAGAACAAAAAGCCCGTCAAGAAGGACGGGAAGAACCAGCCCAACAAGTTCGCACTGGCTTTACATCGAAAGCCTGAATCGATAGCGAATGTGGTCTATGCCGCCAGGATGGGCAATGGGCCGATTGAATCCGGCGATGGGTGGAAGTTCAGAGGACGGGGGCTGAAGCAACTCACCGGAAAAACGAACTACACCAAATGTGGAGAGGGTATAGGGATTGATCTTCTCTCGAAGCCTGATCTCCTTCTCCAGCCTCAATACGCTGCTCTATCTGCGGTGTGGTTCTGGGTGGAGAACAAATGTGGGCCATTAGCCGATGCTGATGATTTCGTTGGGCTGACGAAGCGCATCAACGGAGGAACGATTGGCATTGAGGACAGGACTCGGCGCTACCAGGCTGTCCTTGCTCTGAAATAGCCTGCCGTCCTTGCACGGCCCCCTGGTGCGGTTGTCGCTGCACGTTCCGATTCCTCGAGTGCCCTTGTAGGGATTCATGTCACATAACATCACTAGATGGTCTCCGTGATCTCTGTGCTTTCCGTATCCTTCTCTGTAGTGTTTGCACTGTAGGCAGAGTTCTCGGTCTTTGTCCCATGTGTAACGGGGTAGCGTAAACATTTCAGCGGTATGGCAAGATTGAAGACGCTCGAGGTCTTCAGGATGGATTTTTTCCGGGCCTCGTAGTCTCGTTTGACTGCGAGAGGGTTTGGCTTAGGCTTTCGAGTATTTGGCCCTGGCCCGAACGCATAGACCGCACGAGGATACTTCCTCTGACCGCGCTGGTCATACGTCCACGCGCAAACATGGGCGCGTTGTGGGCATTTGGGAGAGGCTTTGATGAGCTTGAGCATCATCTGAGATGTGAGGTGTCTATCGATGCCGATGGCCTCTGCGATCTCCGCGCCTGTCATTGGGCCTGATTCAAGGACTTCGAGTGCTTGTCTGATTCGGTACATTTTCTATAAGCGCACATATAGTGAGATGGCCCCCAAGACCAGCAGCCTTCTGCGTGTGTGCTGACCTGGTTGAGTTCATCCATGATTGCCTTGATCACCTCTTCCTTGGTGGGTGATCTGTTTCCATCTGGTGTGTGGATGGTTGCTCCTATCAGATAGGCGTGGCAAAGCTCGATTGCTCTCATTTGATGAACCTTCCACAGCGTTTACACCTGATGCGTTTGTTGATCATTGTTCGGGTGTGGAGTCCGAAAAAACACAGGATTTTCAGCATCTGCGTTCCTCATAGGTTGCGAGTTGCCAGTTCTTTCCGAGAGTTCGGATAGAGCGAATCCATCTCTTTTGATAGATGCGCTGTACGTCTTTAGGAATTTCTGGGTTAGTCCAGAGCTTCCTGGCGAGTTTGAGCATTTTGGTTTTCATTCTGCGATCACACAGAGTAGACAAAAGAAAAGCCAGTCAATCATGTTCTGCTCCTGATGATGGCAGCACAAGCATAGCCATGGCTTTCATGATCCATGTCTGACTTGTCGCTGTAGTCTTCGCACACTTTCGCGCAATCCTCTCGCTCTGCGGCTACCGCTTCAGCAACCAATTTCTGAACCGGCATGGCTATTTGGCAGTAGTCGCAGATGGCGTTTTCAGGGCATCCATCGGCGCATTCTTCTGGCTTGTCCTGTCCATAGAAGGACTTTCTCTCGGCAGCGGCGACAAGTTCAGCAAACTTAACAACCTGCGGGTCATGCCAGTTGAAGTCATGGTGCGGATCGTCAGTGGCTTGTTTCCACAGACGCTCAATGTCTTTGATGTTCATTTCCTGCTCCTGATAGCGTCACGGCACCGCATCGCTGTACCGTCTTCTTGCCAGATGTCATCGCACAACTGGGCGCAATCCTCTCGCTCGCGCTGTGCCGCCACCTCCATCACGTTGTCAAGCAACCGCTTGAGATGGCCAGTAAGCGTGATGGGGCACTGCCCGATCTGATAAATCTCGTGATCTAAAACAAGGGCGGCGAAGTTGGCAAAGCCTTCAAGCCCCACGGTTTCCACCACGCCTTCAGCAAACCCCGCCTCCCGTGCCAGTCGGATGATGGTGTCCCTATCCATCCACGCCACCGACTGAGGTTCTGTGCGCGTGACCTCTTCAATCACTTGCGCTGTTCTTTCGGCGCTTACGGTCAGCATCTCTTCCGGCACCTCACCCATTTGCATATTGCCGTCGGCGTCTTGGTAGTAGCCGTAAGTGCGGAACTTGTACTCGGCGATGAAGGGTTGACCGGCCTCCTTCATCAAGTCTTGCAGGGCGTCTCTGTAGCCCTCGTATTGAGCCATCCATATCTTCCCCTCCATATCCTTGGTGCGGGGCAGTGTCACCCCCTCCTTAACCTTCTGAAGATATTGCTTCTTGAGGTCGTTGGCGTAGTTGGCGGCTTTGATGTGGATGCGTTCTTGCTCGTCACGATCCATGTCTATCCCTCCACCATGCCTCAACGAAGCCCCAGATGATGCCGCCGCAGATGAGGCCGAGGATGGACCCAAGCAGGAACACCGGGGAAATTTCGCAGGTCATGCTTCCTCCATATCAATCCATTTCCACCCCAAACACCACAGCATCATCTTGCGGTGCAGCCAGATGGGTTTCTTGGTGAGGGAGATGGTGAAATAACTATTGGAATTGCCGATCCGATAACCCCCAACATACTTGGGCATCATGTCCGCCATCTTGAGCGAAGCGTTGTAGTTCAGTTGCTCGGGCGTCATGCTTCCTCCTGCTTGATGCCGTGTGCTGCTTCAATGGCTCGGGCAAATTCGTTCAACGACAGGTCATAGCGGTCACCATCCACATATTTCCTCAGACGCAATTCAATGCTCACGATCTCCTCATCCGTCAGCGGCTTGCGATGCTCACGCACGGCCTTCATTGCTGACCACCATCCAAAGTGATAAGCATTTCTCTCGCCCTCTGTCTCAGCCTCTGGTGGGGGTGGTGGTATCTCAGGCTCCGCAAGCGCGGTGCGTAGGGCAGTGATGGCGGCTTGCACCTTTGCCCTGTCTTCGTGGGTGCTTTCGTCATCACCGGAATACACAATCATTTCCAGTTGGCCGATGTACCAATCACCGGCCTCCAACGCCTCAAGCGCCTGCTGCATCAGTTCTCTGCTCATGTGTTCTTCTCCCGCAACCGCGCATCAACGGCCTCAACAAGCTTCATCCACCCTTGCGGCAACTGGCCTTCAAAGTCTTTGGCACAGTCCAAGACCTCATCCAAGGTCAGGGCGTTCCACTGGGACGGCTCAAGCGCGGCATGGAGCGCGGCGATGGCCTTAGCAATTTGCTCCGGTGTCTGCTCCTTTTCATGGCGGCACGCCATGTCCTCTAACTCCAACGCGTACAAAGCCAGCAGCGCTGCTTCTCGTAGGCTCATGCCTCACTCCTCAATGCCTTAATCGCAGCCTCAGCAGCCTCATAGACCGCTTCTTTCTCAGCCTCGTCCCTCATCTTTTCCTTTGCTGTGCGAGGAGTGAATTCCTCTGCGAATGCATCGCACTGGATGAACATCTCCAGGGCCTTGAGAGCCAGTGCTTTAGAGTCCATGCTTCACTCCAATCACTCGGCGGTTGCGGCCAGATGCGCCTGGCTTGCGGAGTCCCGTATCCACCAGGATTCCTAAGCGCATCAGAGGCGCTATCCGGGGCGTGATGCTTTGAAGATCAATCTTCAGAGCCTGAGATATTTCCTCAGTGGTCATCGGGCCATGCGTGTTGATGACCTCAAAGACCATTCCCTCCAGCGTAGAGGTGTGAATCCTCGCCGCCTCGTGTGAGGTGTCTGGATCGGTGTTTCGTGCTAGTCCACTCATTTCGGCTTCCTTTTGCTTAACGGACTGTGTAATGATAAGCCACCTTATGCATTGATGGCCTAGTGATTACCCTAGAACGGCACATCCATGTCGTTCTGGCCTCGACGGGGTTTGTCAGACCTATCTTCTTCTGGCGGGTTCAGATAGGCATAGCCGTTCCAGCCTCCTTCAACAACTGGGATGCAGTCCCACTTCATCATCAGGCCGTTTTTTGTTTGGATAACGGCTCCCATCTTTAGGTAGCGGTTCTTCTCTTCACCATCCTTGTTCGTGTACTTTCCGATCACGACTTTGATGTCATACATCAGCTTGGCCATACTGTTCCTTCAGTTTTGCTACGGTTGAATCGACTTCTGCCAGGAACTTGATGATCTCGGCTTCCATCGCGGCTATGAAGTTGTCGTCCCTTTCGATCCTGGCGACGAACATCTGCATACTCTCTGGCATCCTTGGGTCATAGACCACGAAGTCACACCACTTCTTATCGGCACACTTCATCTGAAGCTGCATCTGCTTCATGTACTTGTCTGGGATTTTTCTGGTGAGGAGCTGGTCAATCATCGTCGCCGTTTCCGGGCACTTGATCTCCACCAGGCCCTCTCCGACAACCCCATCCGGTGAGGCTCCGCACATCTCAATGGTAGGGTGAGGCATGAACCCCACCTCAGTCACTAAAACCCCGTATCGGGCCTCATACGCCGCTCTGGCCTCCGCTTCAGTCTGGACACCCCATTCCATCGCGGCGTTGCTGTAGCTCTTGGCGGGTTGGCCTGTAAGCCTCTCCACCACGAGCTGGGCTTTGTAGTTGTCCCGATCTGCGCCATATCCTGTTTTAGTCTTTGCCATGACCTTATACATGGATGATGCTGTGACCTTTCCGGCCCTTAGTTCAAACCATTTGGCGGTTCTTTGGGCCAATTGCTCATCAGCATCAGACCTAAAAAGTTTTTCCATCATTCCCACACCTCTTTATCGTCCGGCCCTGCTGTATCGATCTGAAGTTCTGAGCCAAAAATCAGGGCTATCTCATCAAACGGAACTTTGGCATCTCTAAGGGTTTTCAAGATTTCATTGCATCGATCACAAAGGGGCTTGATTTCATCCCACAAAACGCGACCACGCTCAAGTGTTTCGTTGTACTCTTTCTCAAGTGCTCGGGCTTCTCCATTCTTCATGGCTTTAATCTTTCCCTAAAGGGCTTACATAAGGTTGTGGATATAGCTCATCCATGGTGTCTTGATATTGCTCTAATGCTTCGTGAGCAGAATCCCACCATCGACTTTTTTCCGCTGTGTCTTTGGTTGATAACAGCAAACATTCCAGCTCTAACGCAAGTCTTTTGGCGTGTGCTGCGATCTGGTGATCTTTGAAACATTCTTCGTACCACTCCATCACTTGACCCCCATCAGGTTCAGGATCGCATCAACGGTGGTCTTGTCATAAGACCCGTAGCACTCCAGCTTTGCAACTGGAGTCTTGGAGGTGTTCGTCACCTTGACGGTCACCAGGTACTTGTCGTTCTTATTCTTGGTCGGATCGGGAATGTCCATCCTTATTGCCTTTGGTTTATTCATTTCGCCGCATCCTTCTTCAGCTTGTCGCCGTTTACTTTCCAGAACCTACTCTTGGCAGATGAGGCCGGGATTGATTGGAACATCGCTTCAAGAGCAGCAATTCCACCTTTAGAGGCAAGCATTAGCTCTGGAAGATAGGTCTCCTCAAATAGCTGATCTTCGTTTTCCATGTCTTCAGACACGACCTCATATGTCTGGTTCTCTGTGTCGTTATCACCCTCTGTGGGGATAGCGAATGCTTGGAATGCTGCATACTTGTACGCTGCTGACATGGCTTTATTGGTAGCCTTGTCGCCAGAGTCCATCGCTTCCCCAAAGGTCTTGATGGTGTGCTTCGATCCGTCCTCTGCGCTCACCAGGTCGAACTCCATCTCGACAGTGACATAGAACAATGCACCTCCGCTTTTTGAGTGGCGCTCCACACACTCGCGGCTCAAGACCCGAGGCAGGATGCACAGACCATGTTGAGCCAGGAGAGGTGAGACGACGTTATACACATCATCGATGCCTCGGAAGTTGTAACCATTTCCTTGGTTGTTGCGGCGGCTCTTGGTGATGCCGATCTTCGAAAGTTCGGCCTGGACAGCGTTGATTGCTTTGTAGACGTTCATAGGAAAAAGAAGAAGAAGGTTGCACCACACAGACCGAGAAAGATGGCAAACAGCACATCCATAGCCGCCTCACGGCGAGACTCGATCCGTTCTTGATGGGGACGATAGACGTATCTCACAGATCAAACTCCGTCGAGTACGCATCGTCATAGACCCACAGATCACCATCGGGGCCGCACTTGTTGCCCTGGAGACGGGCAGTAGTGCAGAAGCAGGGTTGTGGCTCTCCAGTGATCACGTTGATCACCTTCAACGAGTCATGGCCACACTTGGAGTTCATCAAAATATACGGGTCTTCGATGAAGTGGGCGCATCGCTTACAGGGGTTCATGCTTACTCCTAAAAGACCGCAACATTGCGGCATGGAAAGAATGATAAGCGATCTAATCAGCACCATCACTAGGACATACCCTAAGCCCACTTACACTAATCAGGCTTACACTCTGCCTCAAGCCGGGGTGTGTGTTAGCGATGCACCGTTTTTTTCAGGTCTTACCGTGGACAAATCCTGCTATATGGAACCGGCCCCAAAGGACAGACATGACACCGCAGGAACTGGCTCGAAAAGCGGGGGGAGTGACGGCACTGGCGAAGTTGCTGGGCATCACTCGGCCTGCGATTTATCAATGGAAGACAGTGCCCCAGGCTCGGATGTGGCAACTGAAGACCCTTCGTCCCGAGTGGTTTGAGGAGCAGAAATGAAGAAACTTGCTATCGCCGCGGCTCTGATGCTGCTTGGTGCTAACGCTCATGCGGCCTGCAGCACACATTCCTACATCCTGAACGGCAAGGTGATCGTATGCACCACCTGCTGCTACGGAGAGGGCCAGTTCAGGACTTGCACAACGACTTGCAATTGATGTAGAGTGAGAACGCGCCGTGAGAAGCGCATAAGGTGGGCCTGGATCAGTGTCCTTGGGTGGACGGCTTCAGGCCCGAAATAGCCCGTAATGGGTTGGCCCGCCTCGGAATTCTCACCCTGAGGCTGTCCCCCCAAGGATCACTGATGCATTACTATCAGTTCAACATCAAGGATTACCAGTCCCACACTGGACACCTTGATGAGTTTGAGGACTTGGCATATCGCCGACTTCTCGATTGGTGTTACCTCCACGAGCGCCCTCTTCCACTAGAACAAGACGAGATTGCCCGTCTGATTAGGATGCGAACGCATAGCGAATGCATTGCGTCCGTTCTGCGAGAGTTCTTCGTTCGCACAGAAGATGGTTGGATTTCTCCGCGAGTGATGCGCGAGATTGACGCTGTGAACGACAAGTCTGAGAAGGCTAGGAACAGCGCCATGGCTAGGTGGGACAAGCAACAGGATGCGAACGCATTGCCAACGCAATCCGAAGGCAATGCTCCCATAACCCATAACCCATTACCCACTACCCAAGTAAAAGAAGCTAACGCTTCTTTGTCGGGAACGGGGTTCCCGCCTTGTCCGCAGCAGGAGCTTTTGAGTCTTTACCGAAAGCACCTTCCTCATCTGCCGTATCCGCGCATCTGGGAAGGAACACGGTCAACGCATATGCGTCAGCGGTGGATTCAGGCCGGGAAGCCCAGCAGCTACTCGCCGGAAGGCTACAAGACCCAGCAGGACGGGCTGAAGTGGTGGGACTCGTTCTTTGCCTACATCGCCGCCGATACCAAGCTCAGAGATGGGTTTGAGTCAAACGGTAGGGTGTGGAGGCCAGACCTGGCCTGGATCGTCAACGCCAACAATTTCGCCAAGATCATCGACGGGAAGTATCAAAAATGACATTCAAGAAAGCAGATGTTCCACAAGAGATGGACGACTACAAGCGTCTGATGTGTTCCTATCCGAACTGCCAAAACCGCTGGACTGTCTCAATCGAAAGCCCTAAGTGCTCATTCCACCAGTGGGGCACGACCTGGTACAAAGAGAAGAAGGACAAAAAGTGAACTACTTTGAAGCTGTAAAACTCTTGAACGAGGTCAAAGATGGAATCAACCACTCCACAGAATCCATTACATACGCTCTCTTCCTCACAGGAGACATTTCGATTGGAGACGGAAGCCATCCATTGGATTCAGACCTTCAACGCAATGAAGGCCGATCATGGCCTCATTCAAGCCTCGGCCTGGTGGGGTCAAACGATACGAGACATTGAAAGACGACGAGGCCAGAAGGCTGCTCAAGAATTACGAGACGCAATGAACAGGCTGAGAAAATGACATTCATGGTTGTCTTTACCGTCGATGGGATTCCTCAAGGCAAAGGAAGACCCAGATTTCGAAGGGCTGGAAACTTCGTCCAGACCTACACCGACGCCAAGACCAAGACCTACGAAGAAGCGATCAGGTCGGCATCAGGCGTTGCAATGGGGTCAGCAAGTCCCCTAGAAGGGCCTGTGAGCGTCGATCTGTACATCAGGGTGCCCGTACCTCAGTCCTACTCAAAAACGCGCCGTGCGATGTGTCTTGAAGCAGTCGAGCGCCCACTGAAGAAACCTGACATCGACAACGTGATCAAGGCATATTTGGATGCAATGAATGGCATTGTTTACATTGACGATACTCAAGTTGTCAGGGTATCAGCAAAGAAAACATATTCATCTGTTGCTGGTGTAGATGTTTGCATAATGGAAGAAAGTAAATGACATACAGCATTCTCGAATTAGAAATACTACGTTGGGCAGAGGCTCGACAGATCATTCCAAACAGCACAACAGAGAAACAACTCCTCAAGTGCATGGAAGAACTCGGTGAATTGGTTGGCGCGACATTAAAAGGAAACCGAGAAGGCCAGATAGACGGGTTCGGGGATGTTCTTGTGACTTTAATCCTGGCGGCAGACTTGGCAGGGCTTGATCTGATGACCTGTCTGAATAAGGCATACGAAGAAATAAAAGACAGGAAAGGTACTCTCCATGCTAATGGAATATTTGTCCGAGAGTGAGATATTCATTTCCATAGCAATCATGGCTGCATTCCTCAAGACACTACAAAGACTCATCAAGTGAACGCACACGCCGCCATCGACTTCATCATCAGAAACGCAGGTGATTACGCCAAGGCAAAAGCCCAGCGTGTACTTCTTGAAGAATTCAGGAAGAGTAAGAAGGCTTTGTTGATGAAGGAAGCGATGTCCAAGTTCGAAGCGGTCAACGCTCAAGAGAGGGAGGCTTACTCACATCCTGAGTACCAGGAGCTTCTGAAGGGACTGGCGGCGGCGATAGAGGTCGAGGAAGAGTTGAAGTGGAAGCTGGAGGCAGCGAGGATGAGGACTGAGGTCTGGAGGACTGAACAAGCCAACGCTCGGGCTGAGGGAAGGGCGACAGAGTGAACAACAAGCCAACCGCTCAGGAGCGTCTTCACTTAGCAAAGATCAAGGAGATGCCTTGCGGGGTTTGTGGCGTATCAGGCCCGAGCGACGCTCACCACATCGTCCAGCACAATCAGTACCTCACCATTCCGCTTTGTAAGGACTGTCATCAGGGATCGTTCAATGGCATTCATGGGCAGGCTCGAATCTGGAAGGTCTACAAGCAAGACGAGATGAGCGTCCTCAACGAGACCATCAGGCTATTGACAAACGCCCCAAAGCGGTAGAATGGTGATGCCTCTCAACGCAGTTGCCGGGGTGGGGCCAATGGCCCCTTTTTTTCTGGAGAAATCATGCAGAAGAAAACCGTAGAAGAGATGCAGAAGTATCTCAACCAGAACAAGCGCAAGTACCACCAGACCAAACCGATGAAAGCCTACAAGATGGCTGATGAGTTTGGGAAGGGGTATGAAGCGATTGAGATGCAGAAGGTGATGAAGAAATGAAGTGCCCCATCGCCACCCAGGACATCGAGGTCAACCTCAAGAACCGAGACCACGCTTTCGAGGAGTACGGCTACGGCCCTGCAAACCCGGAAGAGCCTGGTGAGTTCTGGGATGAGCGGGCAGAGGAGTGGAACACCACTCCAGAGATCGCACAGACCATGAGGTGTGGGAACTGCGCGGCATTCATTCAAACGCCCGAGATGATGGGCTGCATCACCGCCGGGATTCAGCAAGAGGAGTCTGACGACGAGACCTATGCTCCCGAGGTTGTGGAAGCTGCCGATCTAGGTTATTGTGAGTTGTTCGAGTTCAAATGCGCCGCAGACAGGACTTGCAGTGCATGGTTGACTGGTGGCCCGATCACGAAGATGACCGAAAAGCGCCGCCAGATGCTCCAAATGGCCAAGTACAACGCACGAAAGGGCGAGTATGAAGATGACTCCGAAGGGCCAGAAGAAAGCTGACAAGGTTTTCAAGGAGTTCGGCAAGGGCCAGCTCCACAGCGGCAAGGGTGGGCCTGTGGTCAAGAACCCTCGCCAAGCGGTTGCCATCGCCATGAGTTCTGCCCGGAAAGCGATGAAAAAGAAATGAAGAAGCCTGGATCACCCGGACTCTACGCAGCAATTCACGCCAAGCGTGAGCGCATAGAGCGCCAGAAGGCCGCCGGAAAGACTCCTGAGCGCATGAGGAAGCCTGGAACAAAGGGAGCGCCGACTGCTGCTGCTTTCAAGGCTGCTGCTAAGACGGCAAAGAAATGATTAAGCGCGGCAAGGAGCAGTTCCAGGGCTATAACCAGCCCAAGCGAACGCCCAACCACCCCACAAAGAGCCACGCAGTCCTGGCAAAGAGTGGGGATGAGGTAAAGCTCATTAGATTCGGTCAGCAAGGCGTAAGCGGCTCCCCAAAGAGGGAAGGGGAGTCAGAAGCCGATAAAAGGCGCAGGGAATCATTCAAGGCCAGACACGCCGAGAACATCCAAAAGGGAAAGATGAGCGCAGCGTACTGGGCGAACAAGGTTAAATGGTAAGATTTCTTACGCAACCGTAAACTTTTTTACCCCGATGGCCCGAAAGGAGTCGGATTGAACATCGAAAAGATCGACATCTCCGTGCTGATCCCATACGCACGGAACGCAAGAACCCACAGCGACGAGCAGATCGCCCAGATCGCCGGAAGCATCAAAGAGTTTGGGTTCAACAACCCTGTCCTGATCGACAAGGACAACGGGGTTATAGCGGGGCATGGGAGACTGGCTGCGGCAAGGAAGCTGGGCCTCAATGAAGTCCCCTGCATCCGTCTAGAGCATCTCACCGAGACCCAGAGGAAAGCCTACATCCTGGCAGATAACAGGATCGCCCTAAATTCAGGGTGGGAGGCCGAACTTCTAAGCCTGGAGCTAAGTGAGCTTCTGGATGGCGGGGTCAACCTGGAAAGCCTAGGTTTCGACGCAGACGAGATCGACGCCCTGCTGAACAAGATAGAACCGACAGAAGGGCTGACGGACGAGGACGCAACGCCGGAAGTTCCAGAGGAGCCAGTCACAAAGCCTGGGGATGTTTGGATTCTCGGCAAGCATCGTCTGATGTGCGGGGACAGCACTAGCATCGAACAGGCAGAAAAGCTCATGGGCGGCGTTAAAGGAGACATGGTTTTTACTGATCCTCCATATAACGTTGCGTACGAAGGTCGCGGAGAAAAAAATAAGCTAGGGCCGATCAAGAACGACAATATGTCGGATGAGTCCTTTGAGCAGTTTTGCCGGGATGTTTTTGCGACTTATCACTCAATCATGAAGCCGCTTGCCTGCATTTATGTCTGTCATCCAGACAGTCAGACCGCACCTAAGCTTGCTTTTGAGAAGACATTCGGAGAGTTATTCAAGAAATCATCAACGGTTATTTGGGTCAAGCAATCGGCTGGGATGGGCTGGCAGGACTATCGTGCACAGCATGAGCCAATCCTTTATGGGTGGAAGGAAGGCTCAGGCAAACATTTTTATTGCGGGGACAGATCAAAGACAACGGTCTGGAAGATTGGCCGCGATGCACAAGCCAGCTATGTGCACCCAACTCAGAAGCCAGTTGCCTTGCCGGAAGAGGCTATAAACAACAGCAGCAAAGGCGAAGACGTCATCATTGACCTGTTTGGCGGCTCTGGCTCCACACTCATTGCCTGCGAGAAGACCGGACGAGTCAACCGAAGCATGGAGCTTGACCCAAAGTATTGCGATGTCATAGTAAAACGCTGGCAGGACTTCACAGGCAAGCAAGCAACACTAGAGTCAACAGGCCAAACCTATAGCGAGCTTACCAATAAATCGGAGATACAAAATGGGTAGTGGTAACCCTCATAAGCCAACCGAAGAGAATCGTAAGGTTGTCAAAATGCTGAGTGCAGTAGGTACTCGGTATGAGGACATTGCTGCCAAGCTGGATATTACCGACGACACCCTTCGCAAGCACTACAGGAAAGAACTGGACGAGGGCCGGATTGAGGCCAATGCTTCTGTGGCGCAGACTCTTTATCAACAAGCCAAGAACGGAAACACCACAGCGGCTATCTTCTGGCTAAAGACCAGGGCACAGTGGCGGGAGAATGACCGCCTGGAGGTGACTGGCGCTAATGGCGCTCCTCTAGAGATGGTGGTCTCATGGGCAAACGAGAAATCGTAATCCCCTACTCTCCGCGAGAGCCACAACTCGCCATCCACGAGATGATGCGAGACAACCGCTTTGGGGTGGTGGTGGCTCACCGTCGAATGGGTAAGACAGTCGCTGCTCTGAACCACATCATTCGGGATGCGGTGGAGAACCAAAAAGAAGCCCCACGGTATGCTTATATCGCCCCGACCTATGGCCAGGCCAAGCGGGTGGCATGGGACTACCTCCTGAAATACACCCTGCCTTTAGGAGCGACGCCGAACATCTCGGAACTCCGCACGGACTTCTGGGGCAGGCGGATTCAGCTCTACGGCTCAGACAACCCTGATTCCCTTCGAGGCCAGTACTTCGATGGTGTGATCATTGACGAGATCGCCGACCAAGACCCGCGCATCTGGACTGACATAGTTCGTCCTGCTCTCTCAGACCGCCTTGGGTGGGCGCTGTTTCTCGGTACTCCAAAGGGAAACAACCACTTCAAAGACCTCCGCGACCAGGCCGAAGAGGAGGAGGACTGGGGCTTGCTGGAGTTCAAGGCCAGCCAGACCAAGCTCATTGACGCAAACGAACTTCACGCCGCCCGTAGAGAGATGGGTGACGACAAATATAACCAGGAGTTCGAATGCTCCTTCAACGCCGCTGTAGAGGGTTCTTACTATGGGAGCCTGATCAACGACTTGGAGGAAAAGGGTCGGATGGTCAACATTGACCGGGACGATCTCTGCCGCACCTATACAGCTTGGGACTTGGGGATGGGTGATTCCACCGCTATCTGGGTGGTTCAGGTCACCGGACAAGAGTATCGGGTGATGGATTTCGTGGAAAACCACGGTCAGGGGCTGGATTGGTATGTCAACTGGATCAAAGAGAACCATTGGCACACCGCAGAACACATCTTGCCTCACGACGTAGAAGTGCGAGAATTAGGGACAGGACGCAGCAGAAAGGAAATGCTGCAAGAGGCAGGGCTACAGATTACGGTTGCTCCGCGCTTGTCCGTTGCAGATGGTATTCAGAGTGTCCGAAGGATTCTCCCGAAGTGCTGGTTCAACACGCCGAGGGTGAAACAAGGACTTGATGCTCTGAGGAACTATCGGCGCAACTATGACGAGAAGAGAAGCGTGTTCTTTGACACCCCGTTGCACGACTGGTCAAGTCACGCCAGCGACGGATTTCGGTACTTCGCAATCGGACTCCAAGAAAGAAACGACTGGAGCAAACCGATCAGCGTCAACACAAGGTGGGTGGTCTAATGTGGATGCAGCCTCAAGGTAACGTCAATGCAAAGATCGTGGAGCTGGAGCGCCGACTATCGGAAGCCGAATCCCGCATCAAAGCGTTAGAGGGAAAATATGAACCGAATCAGCCTGAAGAGCCTGCTCGACGCAGAAATCGATGGAGCAATCGGGTATCTCCAGACGGAGACAACCGAGCAGCGAACCCGAGCACTTGAGTATTACCTTCGCTACCCCTACGGCAATGAGGTAGAGGGTCGCAGCCAAATCGTCACCGGAGAGGTGGCCGAGGTCATTGATGGGGCGATCCCTCAACTGATCCGCATCTTCACCGCCTCAGACGACATCATCCGCTACGAGCCAGTAGGCCCTGGAGACGAACAGGGCGCGAATCAGGCCACGGACTATTCCAACTGGGTGTTCTACAAAGACAATCCCGGTTTTGCGATCCTCCACGATTGGTTCAAGGATGCGCTGCTTGAGAAGGTTGGGGTAGTAAAAGCCTACTGGGACAACCGAATCGACGTCATCAAGGAGACTTACGAGAACCTCTCCGATGACGAGTTGACGCTTCTCCTTGCGGACGGAACGCGAGAGATCATTGAGCAAGACTCCACGCTGATCCAGGTGCTGAACATGGACGGCACTCCCGCTATCGGGATGGATGGAATGCCGATCATGCAGGCATCCAACAGCGTCAAGGTCAAGAAGAAGAACCAAGTGGGTCGGGTGGCCATTGAGAACATCCCGCCCGAGGAGTTCCTGATCTCCAAGAAGGCGCGGACGATCCAGGACTCACCGTTCGTTGCTCATCGTCGGCTGATTCCTCGCTCCGATCTGGTGGCGATGGGCTTCCCAGAGGATGTGGTGCGAGACCTACCGTCCTATGACGATCTGAGCTTCTCTCCTGAGCGGGTGGCTCGATTCTCTGAAGGCGAACAGCCCAGCAATGACGCCAGCCTTGATCCTTCAATGCAGGACATTGAGGTGTACGAGTGCTATGTCCGTGCCGACATGGACGGTGACGGCTTGGCTGAACTGATGCAGGTTTGGTACGCAGGGCGAGAGATTCTTGAGGAGACGGAGACGGATTACGTCCCGTTTCACTCAATCTGCCCGATTCCTGTGCCGCACAAGTTCTACGGACTTTCGCTTGCGGACAAGGTGGTCGATCTTCAGCTTCAAAAGTCCACCATCACGCGACAGATGCTGGACAACCTGTACCTGACGAACAATTACCGAGTCGGTGCGGTTGATGGCCAGGTGAATCTGGACGATCTCATCTCTCCAACTCCGGGCGGTGTGGTGCGGATGAAGAACCCGAATGCGGTGGTTCCGATGGCCGTGCAGCCTGTGGCCAATCAAGCCTTTCCGATGTTGGAGTACCTTGATGGAGTCCAAGCGAAGCGAACGGGTGTATCGGATGCCACGCAGGGTCTTGATCCGAACGTCCTACAGAACGTCACTGCGACTGCTGTGGCTGCATTCCAGAACGCATCAGCGGGTAAGCTGGAACTGATCGCTCGCAACTTCGCCGAGACCGGGGTAAAGAGTCTGTTTAAGGGCATCCTGCATCTTCTGTGCAAGTACCAAGACCGTCCACGGGTCATTCGGATGCGTGGCCAGTACGTCCCAATGGATCCGCGAGAGTGGTCGAATCAGTACGATGTGAGCATCTCTGTCGGGTTGGGGACTGGAAACAAGCAAGAGCAGATGGCCATGCTTGCGATGATTCTTTCAAAGCAAGAGGGCATTCTTCAGCAGTTTGGCCCTGCAAATCCGCTGGTTACAGTGGGTCAGTACCGGGAGACTCTCGGCAGGATGATCGAAGCCGCAGGGTTCAAGGACTCGGCAATGTTCTTCAAGCCAATCACGCCTGAGATTGATCAGCAACTGAGCAACCCGCCTCCGCAGCAACAGCAGCCTGACCCGAACATCCAGGCCCTGATGATGCAGGCTCAGGCTCAGATTGAGGTTGACCGCCAGAAGGCGATGGCCGACATTCAAGCCAAGCGCGAGAAAGCAGCGGCTGAGATTCAACTGGCTCGAGAAAAAGCAGCAGCAGAGATGCAACTCAAGCGCGAGGAGTTCGAGGCTGAAGTTCAACTCAAGGCTGCGAAACTTGGTGCAGGCATTAGCTCAAACGTAGAGATTCCGGGGTAAGCCATGAGAACTGGGACAACGATTTCAGGTGGACTGTTGGTGCGCTCTGACAATGAGCTAACCCGATCCGAGAAGATCGCCAATCTCCTAGCAAACGCTGACCCGTCAGCCCGTGCAGGGATGATCCAGTCTTATCGAAACAACCCGAATATTCCTGCTGATTTGCTTGCCGAAGGGCTAGACCTTGCCAAATCGCTTGGCGTATCAACGGAGCCGCAAATGGCCACACAAGCACAGATCACTGATCTCTATCGCCAGTATCTTGGGCGAGAGCCTGATGCGGCAGGACTGAAGTTCTACTCAAATCCTGACTTCAGTCTTGATCTGATCCGAAGCGACATCGCAAACAGTGCAGAGGCGCAATCGTATGCACAAGCGCAGGCGGTAGCAGCACAAAGGCAAGCCGAGATTGATGCCCGTGAAGCCGCCGCCACCGCTGGTGCAGGGGTTGGTGCCCCGACTGGTGTTACGCCCACATCAAATCTTCTTCCTGCTGACATAGCTTGGTTGTCTCAAGGGAAGGGGATGTTCGGGAATCCGCTTTATTACGATCCGACTTCCCCGATCACTTTGGCGTTGCAGGCAGGTATTGGTGTTCCTGGCACTGATTTCCTTGTAAGTGCCGCATCCAATGCTCTTGGATTGACTGAGGCGTCAATGATCGCCCAAGATGCCAAGTCGCTTGCTAATGCTGGGCTTACTGAAGACCAAATCATTAGCACGTTGCAGGCAAGCGGAGTTCCGTCTAGCGCCGCTGTTCAGGCCGCTGGTGATGCCGCATCAGGCGCATCAACATTCGATATTGCTCAGAACATCTCTGGAACAACGTATAAGGGTGGAACAACCGCTGCGACTTCGTTGCCGTCAGTCCCTGCTTCAACGGGAGCGACAAGCGGCGTTACTGGGACTCCTGTTCAGGTCACGGGAACTGGTGGTTTATTGACCACCCCGGCCGCATCTGCTGTAACGGGTGCAACGGGTTTGCTTGGTGCAATCCAGCCGTCAGAAGGCGGACAAGTTCAAGTAACTGGAACAACTCAACCCGCGACAACCGGATTGCTTGGTGGCACTAGCTCAGTTGCTCCTGCTGTTACTGCTGGAGCGACAACCGGAACAGAAGGAACCCAGACAGTCAATCTTCAGGCAAAGCGTATTGCTGACGTAAACAGCCTGTATCAGACGATTCTTGGACGAGTTCCTGATGCTGCTGGACTTGCGTTCT